GCTTACTGTCTACACAAACATGATGGCTAAGAACGAAGACTTGCGCCAGAATGCAGAGATGGCTCAGTTAAGCGCCTCTGAAAAAGTTCAGTTAGCTAATCTTACTTTTGAGAATCAAGCTGATTCTGAAAGCATGAGTGCTGAAAACGTAGCACAGCTTCAAATGTACGAAAAGAAAATGCAAGCAGGACAGGTCAACGCACAACTTGCACAAGCAATGGGCTTAGCAAATCTTAGCAACCAACAAAGTGCCGCAATGTTCAATGCCCAGATGAATGCTAATCTTGATGTAGCCGCAATGAGCAACGAGCAACAAATGGAACTGGCTAACAGTAAGTTTATGCAGAGCATGACAGCTACAAAGTTTAGTGCCGATCAGCAGACAGCCCTGCAAAACGCTACAGCCCTTACACAAGTAGACTTAGCTAATGCAGATGCAAGAACTCGTGTGTCTGTAGAAAATGCTAAGAACTTCTTAACTATGGACATGGCTAATCTTAACAACGATCAACAAGCAATTGTTATGGATCAGCAACTAGCTCAACAAAGACTGTTATCTGATCAGGCCGCTACAAATGCCGCAAAGCAATTTGGCGCAACATCTCAAAACCAAATAGATCAGTTTATGATTAGTCAGTCTAATAGCATGAAGCAGTTCAATACAAGTGCGCGAAACGCTATGGAGTCCTTTAACGTCACTGAAGCTAATCGCATGGAGGCTATTGAAGCAGGTAATCAACTACAAGCTGATAGTCTCACTGCACAGCTTGAAGCAGATATAAGTAAATTTAATGCTTCTATTGATAACCAACGTGATCAATGGAACGCCGCAAACGCACAGGCTGTAGAACAATCTAATGTAAATTGGCGCAGACAAGCTAACACTGTAGATACTGCGGCGGCTAATGCGGCCAATCAAATGAATGTTCAGAATGCTTATAATATCTCGGCGCTTGATCAAACTCAGATGTGGCAACAGTTGCGCGATGAAGCAGATTATATTAGAACTTCATATGAAAACGAAGAAACTAGAAAGACTCAACTATACGCAACTGCTCTTGGAAACGAAGCGGCGGCTAGTGGAGAAAAAAATTCTTCAAGTTCTAGTTTTCTTACTGGCCTTGTCAAAGGTTTATTTACATAATAAGAGGAAATACAAATGGGGTTTTTTAGTAAGATTTTTAAAGGCGTTAAAAAAGTTTTTAAAAAAATAGGCAAAGGCATTAAAAGTGCTTTTAAAAAAGTTGGCAAGTTTATGGGTAAATTAGGCATTATAGGCCAAATTGGTTTAGGCTTACTTTTGCCCGGAATTGGAGGGATGCTTGGTAAATGGGCGGTCACTGCAATGGGATCATCTAGTGCTATAGTTTCTGCCGCAGGTCATTTTGTAAATGCCGCTGTAAATATTGGTACAAAAGTAGGGAGTGTATTTAAAACTGTAACTCAAGGTGTAACAAATGTTATTGGCGAAACTGTAGGTGCGGCGTTAAATAAAGTAGGGCTTGATGGCGTTGTTTTAGACGTAACAAAAAGTTTAGGCATGAATGCAGGAGAAGGTATTAATATTGCTAATAAATCATTTAGTTCTATATTTGAGGTTGCGGGAAATGCTATAACAGATGTAGCTCAAGCAGGTAACAACTTGTTTAGCATGGACACATTAACAGGCATGAATAAATATGGCGCTCAAGCATTGGCAAAAACAACTGCGGCGGGGCCAAATTTAACAGATACCCCTAATGTGTCACGCATTGAAATTCCTGAAGCACCTGCCCCTCAAATGTCGGCACTAGATGCAGGAGATACTACTGGTCTTGTTGCGCCTACAAATAATATAATTACTCAAGACATATCAAGCGCAACTGCACTAGGCCAAACACTTCCTCCTGCAAGCAGTGCTATAGTTACTCCAGAGATGTCACAGTCTTTTGAAGATTATACAGTAGAAGAAACTACTTCCCAAGCGCCTGTTGGAGAAAGAACTAGTATTCTTGCTCAGCCAGATGAAAAAGGATTTTTTGAAAAAACTTATGAATCGGGAAAAACTAAACTTGGTGAAACAATATCAGATGCGCCTTCAAATATTTTTAATAAAACATTTGGTATTAATCAACCTGTTGCAGATGAACAAAATATATATTCTTCAAATGTTGTGCTTGAAGATATGGACTCCACTGCTATTAGAACAGGTAGAGGAATAATGTTTGATCCTATGGAATATTCAAAAAATGAAAATTATTTTGCTTTAAATCCTTATGGATACTCTGCACAACAAACGAATTTACACCAACAGTACTTAAATGAACTTGGCTCAAGATTAGGATAAAATTATGGCAGACGAAGAATATACAAAATATATAGCTCAAGGCAAACGCCCAATTCCCGGACAATCTTTAACTAATGATCCAGATAGTCCTGCGGCTTATGAAAAAGCTCCAGAGTTTACTAATGTCCATAAAGCTATTGAATATCTTTTTAATAATATAATCCAAGAACAGAGCTATATGCCAATAATGCAAGCAGTATCTAGCGGAACCCCTGTTATGGAATTAGTTCAGTTAGTTTTGTTTGATGGTTTTCAACAAGGAAAATGGAACCCTGATTTAATGATGATGTTGGCTGAGCCTTTAGCATACATTATTATAGCTTTAGCTGAACGAGCAGATATTGATGTTGTTATTTATCGCGGCGAAGACGAAGACGAAAAAGATGAAGAAGAGTTATTTGGTGTTGAGTTTGATTCACAAAGAATTGAAAAATTACAAAAATCGGCTCAAGCAGGCAGAGTTCCGGCAGGTCTAGTGCCTCCAGAAATTGTAGAACAAATTGAAGAGCTTCCTAAAATAGCACCTGAAAGTTTACTTGCTCCTCCAGTACCTGCTACAGAGGACGCTCAACCATCACCTAGTTTAATGGCCCCGCCATTGCCACAACAAGTATAAAGGATATTAAATAATGGGTATTGATACAATTGGAACATCGTTACTTGCTAGTGCTAAAAAAGCTAACAAGAAAAAAGAAAAAAACGTAATTGTCGGCGCTCTTGGAAACATAGCAGGTCAGTTTATAAAAAAGGGTGTTGAGTCAGCGTTTGAAACTAACAGAAAAGTATTTGAGCAAAATGAAGGTATTCTTGCAAAAAAATTAAAATACAAAGCTACGGTAGATCGCGGTGCAGATATAATAAACACACAAACAAAAATTTCAGAAAGTGGCAAAGATGCAACTCAATATTTTTATGATCAATATCACCAAACTTTTAGCGATAATTTAAAAAATGAACTCGGCCCAGAAATATCAGGGAATGAGCGTTTATTTAAAATGCACGTAAAAGAAAAACTTATGCCTTATGCAAAAGAATACGCTAAGCGCCATGAAGAAGGTTTAATACTTGCAGAATCATTAGGGACTTATGAGCAGTACAGCACAGACCTTGATGCTAAAATTAAAAAGGCGCACCCTGATAATATTGTAGATGGTATAATTGGTGGAGCAGTGCGTATGCTTTCAGGTAAATCAAAAGCTGAACAACATGCTGAAGTTGTAGCATCTATTCAACAAGGCCCTATGTCTAAAAGTGTTGAAGCTATGGCGGCTTTTAATGAGCGTTATAAAGAAACTAAAGATGCTTTAATGTCGTTTGATTATGCTACTGCTATAGCCGCTGATGACATTAAAAGAATAGAAGAAGAAGAATTAGATACTGTAGTATCAACAACAGATACAATTACACCTTCAGATGGTAGGCTTTTTTCATCAACTGAAACAAAAACAGTAACAAAGCGTGGTCGCCCTGATGAACAAACTAACATAACTGTAAGTACCCCTGTAGAAATTACAAGTTGGTCTGACGCTAAAGATGAAATAGGTAGAGTTAAAAGCATGACAACTAGTTATAATTTAGCAACAGACGCTAAAGCTATGATGACTCCAGATGCATATTCTGCATACATAAAAGAAACTAACGGCGCGAAGCTTAATGTTTATAATATTAGAACTGTTAATGACTATGGTAAAACGGCTGATATACTTAATAAGTATACTCAAAACAAAGATAACCTTAATGATAAATTTAGAGACGATGTAATCGTAGCTTCAATGTCTACTTTAAATCAAGGTAGTATAAAATTAAAAGAGTTAATGCTATCTTTAGAAAATGTTGAAGAAAACTCTGATGAATATTCAAGATTAATGAAAGAATTAACAGCCGAAAAAGAAATGTGGTTTGGACACGCAACTGCTATAGCAGATTATTCTACTGAAACAACTAGGGCAAAAACTACAATTCCAAATTCTAAAGGCGTAGATAGAGATATATGGAATAGCGCCTCTGATATTAATAAACAAAAAATGAATCAGTTATCAATACAAGACTTAATAAACTCTGGTTTTATCACTCAATAAGGAACAGTAAATGACGTTAACACCTGAACAACAAAAAATACTGTCTGGGATAACATTAGAAACAACTCCTAAAATTAAGCCTACTCTTGAAGTTAAAAGTACTTCTACGCCTTTTACTGATGAACAACTTAAAATGTTAGATTCAGTTGAGGTTGAAGAAGAGCCTACAGTTCGCCTACACCCTTCACAGAAATCAGCTGAGCCTGAATACATCACTGTTTATGACAGGGGGAACACTTCTAGAAAAGTTAATAAAGCTGAGTACCTTGCTGAACAACAACCTAAAAAAGAAGAAAAAAGCGGCCCTAGTGTTTTAGCTGATATTGGAAGAGTAACAGCGGACACTTTAGAAAATATTGATCCAGTTACTACTGTTTTAAAATTAAAACAAATAGCAGAAGAAGCTAAAGGAATGTTTGGTTTAGATAACGAAGCCGCTAAATACGCAGTGCTTACAAAATTTAGAACTGATCAACTTTTAGCTCCTTTAAAAACTTTAGAGACTGTTACCGGAACTGAAGGAAGTATTTTTAGTTCTGAAGGAGATATTAAAAAAACTGAAACAACCACTGGAGCAATTGCCGCAGTTGTTCCGTTTGTTGCAGGTGGTTGGAAAATTGCTTCCGCTAAAAAATTAGCTAACCTTTCTACTTTTAAAAAAGGTATTGTGGGCGGTGGCGCAATGAATCAAATACTTGCTGATCCTGACAGTGAAAATATTTTTAATGCTGTTAATGAATATATGGCTCCTAATATAGCAGGGGATTTTGTTTCTTATATGTCTGCAAAAGAAACCGACACTCAGCTTGAAAGGCGTTTAAAGCTTGTAGGCGAAGAACTTACTTTGGGTGTATTGGGAGAAGTTGTTGGTGGAGCCGCAAAATTAAGTTGGTACTCTTCTAAAATGTTTGGTAAAGGAGTAATCAAGCTTAGCAACACAGAGCAGGGCCAAATTATGATGGCGCATTTAAAAGCCGCTAAAAATAAAAGTCTTGCTCCAGTTGTTGCGGCTAAAGACAAAACTCTAGAAGCAGTGACTAAAGTACTGCCTAAATCAAAAGACGACTACTTTGAAGAAGCTAAGTTTTCAGCAGATTTAAAAAAACGCGAAGGCACTATAGCATACGAAGAAGCTCCTAAAGCAGTTAAACAAATTGCAAAACAAAATAGTAATGGCATGTCAAATATTCTTAAACGTCTAACAGGGCAGTTTTTTACAAGCCGTGGCTACTGGTCTAAAAGAGCGTATAACGCTTTTGAAAATTCTCAATATGCACAACGTCAAGCTATTACTAGGGCTGAAAACACAGCTAATAGGTTGCAAAAACACTTAGATGCTATTGTTGAAACTAAAGAAGGTGAAGATATTATTAGCACTGTAAATAAAATTTTTGCAGATCAAATTGATTTTACTTTTGCAAAAGGTTTAAGTTTTGAAGACAAAGTAAAAGATGTATCTAACCAGTTTAACCTGCCTAAAAATATTTCTACTGAGTTAGTAAATGCTAGAACTCAAATTGATGAGCTGTCTAAAGACCTTCTTCATTCTTCTGTTGTGCCTGATGATTTTAAAGAAGCTATTGCAGAAGGAGTCGGGTCATATTTGCGTAGGTCTTATCGTCTTTATGAAGATAAAGGCTATATGCCTTCTGATGATGTTCGCAAAACAGCCAGAGATTTTTTAACTAGGCAATATCAACAAGCTGATCCAAATCTTTCAGAACTATTTGCTACTCGACAAGCAGATAATTACTTAGACGACCTTCTTAAAGATGCAGATTTAAAAGAAGTTGGAGATTATTTACACCGCGTTAGAAAAGTAAATACAAATATACTTGAAGGCCGTAAAGATATTGCTCCAGAGCTTAGAGCTTTTATGGGTGAAATAAAAGAACCTAGCGAAAACATTATTCTTACTGTTACTAAGATGGCAAAGCTTGCTGAAACTAATAAGTTTTTAGGGACTCTTAAAGAGCTAGGAGAGTCTGGAGGATATATATTTAAAAATACAGATGCTAGAGATACAAAAGTTTTTAGCGAAATAATTAAAGGCACTGGCACTACACTAGATGGCATGTATACAAGCAAAGAAATGTTAAAAGCTATTCAACAAAAGCAAGGCCAGATAGGAATGCTTAGAGGAAACAAAGGATACAATAAATTCCTAAAAGTTCAAGGAACGGTTCAAAAATTTAAAACCGTATACAGTCACATGACTCACATGAAAAACTTAACAGGCGGAGCAGTAATGTCAGCCGCTAACGGAGTCAATCCTTTTGGTAAAAATACAAAAACAGTTTTTAACACTCTTAGAAATTCTATAGCTCAGGGTGGGGACGAAGTATTAGATGCATCATATGAAAAATACTTACGCTTAGGTATTATTAATACTAACGTAACAGTAAATGAATATAGAGAGCTTCTTGAAACAGGCTATAGAGCTAATAACGATACAGGTTTTGAATGGCTTGAAGGAATGACCTACGGTTCAACTTTAAATAAAAGTGTTATTGGTAAAGGACAAAAAGGTTTAAAGCGCGTTGAAGATATTTATGTTGCTACAGATGATTACTTTAAAATTAATACATTTTTAAAAGAACTAGACAGTTTAAAAAGAGCCGACACCGGAAAGTCTTTAGATGTTCTTGAAGCTGAAGCCGCACGTATTACTCAAAACACCTATGCTAATTATGACCGCGTTCCATTTGGAATTAAAGCTTTAAAAGATTTACCTATTGGTAGTTTTGTTTCTTTCCCTGCTGAAAGTATACGAGTACAGGTAAATATTTTACGTCAAGGCGCTAAAGAATTATCTTCAGGAAACCCAGTATTAGTGAGCAGAGGTATGGAAAGAATGAGTGGAATGCTTGTAACACAAGGAGGGGTTGCTTATGGAGCTACAGCTTCTGCAAAACTTGTGTTTGGCGAAGATGATGAAAAAGCAAAAGCCGCTCATATACTTACTGAAAAGCCGTGGTCAAAAACAGCCCCTAGAATTTGGGGCGTAGATAAAGATACTGGCGATATTCTTTATTGGGACACAGCTTCTCACGATCCCTTTGATGCTTTTAAAGCTCCATTGCGTCTTATAGTAAACGAAGTAATGAGCAAAAATTTAAAAGGCGAAGAACTAGATACAAGATTGTTTGGTCTTGCTGTTGATGTAGCTACAACTATTGCAAAGCCTTTTGTTAGTGCTACTATTTTAGCTGATGTTGCTGACGATGTTGTCTATGCAGTACGTGATCCTGCGGGAAGAACACGCAAAGGAAAAGAAATGTTTCCTGTAGGAATGTCAATAGAAAACAGAATTTCAAATGTTAGTTATCATATTTTAGATAAGACAATGCCCGGATCGCTCAAATCTGCAAAAGACTTAGTAAATGTAATGAATGAAAAACCTAATAGAACTACTGGTAAAATTAAATCTTTAGAACTAGAACTTGCTAAAAACATGACCAGTATAAATGCAGAAAGACTAGATGTTCAAGATGCTATGTTATATGCAATTAAGGATTATAACAGGGAAGTTAGAAACCTTGTATCTTTAAATGTAAATTTTGAGAATACACCTTCCGAATTAAAAGACAGATATGCTACAAGAGAAAAATATAGATACAAAGCAGATCAAGAACTATACAGAAAAGTTAATGCTTCTATAACATTAATAGGAAAACCTAAAACTGCAAAATATTTAATTGATGCGGGAGTAGGCAGAGAACAACTGGGGTTTATACTAGCAGGTTTATCAAATCCTAAGCAACCTTCAAAAAATCAACGGATTGCAATGCTTCAAAAAACACCTAGCGAAAACCCAAAAGAAATTAAAAACACTATAAATAGCATGATGTTAGATTTTCAATCTTTTTCGGGTGTTCCGCTTAATGTTCCTGAAAGCCCTTCTGAACTAGCTCTTGAAAAAATGGAAAGGATGCGAAAGTCTACAGGAGGCGAAGTGTCTGAGCCTGTACCTAATGCACCTCTAGAGCCTGACGAGCGTATAAACAAGCTCACAGGGTTGCCATACAACGAAGGCGCAGGTACAGCATACATGGATGAAGACGATCCTATGCGTAGGATGAACATAGCCGCAGGCGGAAGAGTTAAAAAAAGTGCAGGTGGAAAAATAGCAAAATTAATTGCGGAGCCTTTATCAAAAATTATTAAAAAGTATAGTAAGGGCGAGGTTTCAGATGAAGTAGCCGAAGAAGCCGCTAATAAAATACTCCGTAACTTTGAAGGCTCTGATGATATGCCTAGTCTTCTGGATGATCCTGATATGGAAGATTATATTAAGCTTGAAACTAAAGCGCTTCTTGAAGAAAAACACGACTTAACTACTGCACAGCTTCAAGAACAGTTTCCTGATGTTATTAAAAGAGCAGGCGGCATTGGTGGAGAAGAGTTCAGTAAAGTTCGTGGGTATACAGCAGACGAAAGAGAGACTTTTGAAGCCGCTAGTAGCTATGACGATGTACTGGGCGACACTTCTGATATACGCGCAGAGATACAATATACTCTAGACGACCTTAAACTAACGCAAAAAAACATGGGCGGTAGAGTTACTAAAAACTCAGGCGGCAAAGTACTAAACAAACTAAAAAGGAACTGTGCATAAATGAAAGACGATTTTAAATACTTTAAACTCTCAGACTTTGATTGCCAAGAAACTGGCGAGAATGAAATGGACGAGGCGTTTATACGCAAACTAGACCACTTGCGGGAGGTGTGTGGCTTTCCGTTCTATGTGACTAGCGGCTACCGAAGCCCTAATCACAGCATAGAGAAGCGCAAAAAAGTTGCAGGCACTCATGCGCGTGGTATTGCCGCAGACATAGCCGTCAACGGTGGAAGACAAAGGATGCAGATAGTGCGCCATGCTTGTGCATTAGGCTTTGTAGGCATAGGGGTTGCTAAAGGTTTTGTACACGTAGATTTGCGAGATGATTTTAAACCAGTACTTTGGTGCTATTGATAAATGGACAGTGTTGTCACACTTATAAATGAAGTAGGTTTTCCTATTGCGGCAACACTAGGTTTAGGACTGTTTATCTGGAAGCTAATCAATCGTATTATTGATGGCCTAGAAACTAAAGTAGACACACTAGATGACAAGTTAGTTGAGCAAATTAATCATCTTGAAGAAAGGCTTGGCGGCAAACTAGATGGACAACACGGAATACTAGTAGCCCTTATAGATCGTGTTCGCTCTGTTGACAACGAGATTATCCGTCAAGACGTATTGCTTAAAACAATTTTAGGCGCTCCACAACTACTACAAACAGACAGATTAGCTAAGGCAGGAAAGAATGATAAGCGGAAAGATTAAAGGCGCAGTGTTATTGTTGATCGCTGTCTCAGCAAACGCTGACCAACTAACACACGCTTTCAAAAGCCCTAGCTTTAATGGCGTTAATACTTCAAGCCACTACTTGACTATTGAGAACCAAGAGTTCAACAGAAAACAAGACATTGCCGAAGAACTAAAAGCCTATCAAGAAGAACTAAAGCGCGAGGCAGAGAACACAACCCTTGCTCGTTTTATACGTAACCTAGAGTCACGCATTTATGCGGAGCTTAGCCGCCAACTAGTAAACAATCTATTCGGAGATACCGCAAGTACTGAAGGTATCATAGAACTTGAAGGCAACATCATCGAGTATTTTACAGATGGCGATTTTATAACCCTGATAATAACGGACTCAAATGGAAATACGACAGAGATTACTTTACCCATTGGTACTTTTACTTTCTAGCTGTTCAATATTTGATCAGTTTGAAGATACTTACGACCAACGGTTTAGTGCTAATGATGTAGTTAAAATTAGTCAACTACAATCCAAAGACTTAGTAAGTGTAAAAGCGCCTACAATACGTCCTGTGGTTGCAGTGTACCCTAGTTCTTTTACAGACCAGACAGGACAAAGAAAAAGCAACAGTTCTTTTGCGTTGTTTTCTACGGCTGTTACGCAACAACCTAGCGCGTTGCTAATTAGGGCTTTGAAACACGCAAGCAATGGCGAGTTCTTTAGAGTTGTAGAACGCGTAGGCTTAGACAATCTAACAAAAGAAAGACAACTGATTCGATCAGCCAGAGAACAGCTTGCTGACAATAAAGAATCTAAAAGTGTGCCGCCTCTGTTATTTGCGGGGGTGTTGTTAGAAGGAGCAGTAATTGCTTACGATACAAATCTAGCTACTGGTGGTGTGGGAGCTAGGTATTTAGGAATAGGTAAAAGCGCACAGTATAGGAAGGACAACATCACAGTATCTTTAAGGCTAGTGTCTGTCGCTACAGGCGAGATACTTATAGAAGTAATGAGCCAGAAAACAGTGTTCAGCTATGGACAATCAGAAGATGTTTTCAGGTTTACCGAAATGGGAACAGAGCTTGTTGAAGTTGAATTAGGCAATGCCAGTAATGAGTCGGCAACTATAGCCCTAATGAAAGCTATCGAAGGTGCTGTCCTAGAATTAATTAATATAGGCTACTCAAAGGAGTTCTGGAAACATGAAGAAACTATTAAGCCTGATTGTGATGATGTGTGTCTCTCCGCTATACGCGGCTGATAACGAAATATTTATTACTCAAAGTGGCGCAACAGCAAACATAGATATAGAACAGCTAGGATCAGGTAACATTATAGGCGGTCTTAACTCTACGGCAGGTAATTTGACAACTCTTGATCTTGATGGCTCTAGCATGACGCTAGATATAAATATGATTGGAAGCACCAACAAGTTTTTAGGCGATATATGGGCTGATAGCTTCACAGGTGATTATAACTTTACAGGCTCAACAAACTCCTTCACCATTCAAGTAGACCCCACCAATACCTATGGCGCGGACAGTTCCGATCATCAAATAGATGTGACAGGCTCAAGCAACACCTTTACGCTAAATCAAGGCACTACGGCTCTAGCGGCTACCTTAAACCTAGATTGGCTTATTCAAGGTAGCAACAACACCATTACATCTAACATTAATATTGATGGTGCAACAAACTACGTAGACATTGACGGCTCTGATAACACCCTCACCTACACAGGAACAGGAACTACATCGTCAGCGCAGGGCTACTTCTATCTTGACCACACAGGTGGAAGCCGAACCTTTAATGTTCAGCAACTGAGTACACTGGATAATGATTGGATTAAAATACTTTCTACTGGCTCTAATGGTACTGTGTGTATCATTCAAAACGACCAAGGCACAAGCGTCGGTTGTTGAGATTGGTGGAGTATCTGAAGTATCTGGATACGCACAAATAAAAAGAGAAGAAGCGCCGTTTGCCGCTGACTTAAAGTTTTCAGTACAGACAAACGATAAAGCCGTGACCGCTAATGGTCGCATGGCAATTAAGTTTTTAGATGACTCAACGGTTAAGCTGACTGAACACAGCCAATTGACTATAGATAAGTATATCTATGACCCCGATCCCAACAAGTCTAAGATGGCTTTGACGTTTGGCTTAGGGACTGCAAGATTTATAAGCGGAAAGTTAAACAAAAGAAATATATTTTTAAAAACTCCAACGGCTGACATAGCGATTCGCGGAACCGATTTTACGGCCACCGTAGATGAACTGGGCCGCAGTCTTATTATACTTCTTCCTGACCAGTACGGTGTATCGAGTGGCGAGATAGAAGTGATTACCGCTATGGGTACGGTGTTGTTGAATAAGCCTTACCAAGCTACAACGGTTTCGGTGTTTGAGTCAGCCCCTTCAAAGCCTGTTATACTAGACCTGACTTTAGATTTTATTGACAACATGCTGATTGTTGCACCGCCCAAAGAAGATAAGACTGTTGTTGAAGAAAGAGTTACAAAGTCTGCAAACATCCTAGATTTTAATGAATTAGATATTGATTACTTGGATGAAGACTTTTTAAAGGACGACAGCTTAGAGTTTACAGAGTTAGATATAAATTATTTAGATGTTAATTACTTAGAAGACTTGCTAAACATACTAGACTCTTTAGCTATTTCAGAAGAAGAAGATCAGCTTGCACAGGTTTCGGGCGTAACAGTATCAGGCACTAAGCTAGGGTCAGACGCAGAGACTCAAATAACCACCTTGATTACAGGGCAAGTGTTAAGCTTAATAAGAAACGTAAGCGAGTCAGTTAGACTAGACTTAGACATCAGCAACGGATACACAGTAATTTTAATACAAGACGGAGTATCTAATACTGTCAAGATTAATGGCGGTGATTCTGTAATAAGGATTACTCAGGAAGGATGATAAGCAACTATAGAAGGTATATAAGAATTAAGTATGGCTTCCCGCTAACACGTAGGGGTTTGTTTATAGATGTGCTTGCATGATAGAAAGGATACAATATAAAAAAGATAATTATAGGGCTTGTAGTTTCAGTGTTGTTTGCGGCTTTAGTATATCAGCCAACACTACTTGAAGTTATAAAGCTAAGAACTTTTGATGCATTTGTTAAGACTGAAGAGCCTACAGATAATATAGTACTGCTCAACTTAACAGAAGAAGACATTCACAACGAAGGCGGTTGGCCTTTTCCGCGTGAACGCTTAGCTCAAATACACGTAGACCTATTGAATGCGGGGGCTGTGTCAGTGTCTTGGGTTGCAGTATTTAGTGAGCCAGACAGGTTTGGCGGCGATGGAATCTTTGCAAGAGCCTTGTCGTATTATCCCTCAGTGATTGCTATGTTTGAGACTGACGGCTACAAAGAAGTACCGCTCACCGAAGGCACAGTAATATTAGGCGATGATGTTGGCGGCATAAAGGCACAGGGCGTTACACAGAACATAAAGCCTTTAAGAAATGTAGCACTTCAAGGGATAGTATCAGCGCCAGTAGACGTAGACAACTTGGTTAGACGAATGCCGCTATTGATGCGAAGCCCTGAAGGTTGGATGGCAAGCTTTGGCACTCAACTCTTAAAGGCCGCGACAGAAACCAACACCTATGTCATCAAAACAAACAGTGAAGGCATTCAAGAAATAAGAGTAAAGCAACTCAACCCAATACCAACGGACAGTGACGGAAGGGTGTGGGTTAACTGGGTAGAAACGGACAGCACCTCTTTACAGGCTATGGACGTAGAAGGCAAGATGGTTATCGTAGGCACGACAGCCAAGGGAATACTACCACAAGTTGCAACACCTGTTGGGCTATTGTATCCGCACCAGATACAGGCGGCTTTAGTAGAGACAACGCTACACGCATCTAACAAAGACATGCCCATGATTCCGCAGGCATCCTTGTTTTTTGAATTAATCTTCTTTGTGTTGGGTGTTCTTTATGTTGTTTTAGTTTTAAACTACTGCGGCATATACTTGGGGGCGGTGTTATCGGGAGGAATAATGTTAGGTACTTCAGCGTTTGGGGTGTATCTAATACGACACGGAATACTTTTAGATGTTACATGGACTTTAATTTCTGAGTTTGTTGTAGCAAGCACAATGTTCTACTTGAACTACAAAGAACAATACAAGCTACGGCAACAGATCAAGAAGCAGTTTGAACACTATCTAGACCCGCGTCAGGTTAAGAAACTTCAAGACAATCCAGAGATTTTAAAGCTTGGCGGCGAGAAGAAGTACTGCACGTTTTTGTTTACAGATGTCAGAGGCTTTACAGCCCTATCAGAAAGCGTAAGCCCAGAAGAAGTGACTTACATAATGAATAAAGCCCTTACAGCCCAACAATCAGCAGTGGCTGAATACGGTGGCATGGTAGACAAGTACATTGGTGATGCAATGATGGCAATCTTTGGAGCGCCTCTTGACTTAGAAAATCACGAAGACAAAGCCATTGAGTGTGCTGAGTTAATACAAGTAAACATGGCAGAGTTAAATGTTGAGTTTCATAGCAGAGGCTTGCCGCCTATACAGATTGGAATAGGAATCAATAGTGGTGAGGCTATCATTGGAAACATGGGATCAGATCAACGCTTTGATTACACAGCTATAGGGGATGCTGTGAACGTAGCGGCTCGTTTAGAATCAGGAACTAAGGCGGCAGGAGTAGATGTGTTGATAGGTTTCAGCACTAGGAAAGGCTCTAGTATTAAGTTAAAGCCACTATCGCCCATTGAAGCTAAAGGAAAATCCCAGAAGCTGAAAGTATACACAATAGATAATTGAGGTAATTACTATGTTAGAAGCACTGATAGGCCCAGTAGCAGGACTACTAGATAAGTTCATTGAGGACAAAGACCAGAAGAACGCCCTAGCCCATGAGATTAGCACGATGGCAGAGCGCCACGCACAGGAGCTTGCCCAAGGACAGCTTGAAGTAAACAAGGTTGAAGCCGCGCATAAAAGTTTATTTGTCGCGGGTTGGCGGCCTGCAATTGGTTGGATATGTGGATTGGCTCTCATGTACTCTACAATCTTAGCGCCCATCTTAGGCATTTGGTTCACTGTGCCACCTGTGGATAGCTCGTTACTTACTACAGTACTTATGGGCATGTTAGGATTAGGCGGTTTAAGAACTATCGAAAAAGCTAAAGGCGTACAGAGGGATAAATAATGGCAACAAAGAAAAAGTCTACAGTAAACAAAGCAGGAAATTACACCAAGCCTACAATGCGTAAGAACTTATTTAATAAAATTAAGGCAGGAAGTAAAGGCGGTAAAGCAGGACAGTGGTCAGCACGAAAGGCTCAAATGCTTGCTAAAGAATACAAAGCTAAAGGAGGCGGGTACAAATGAAAGTTAAAGCACCTAAAGGTCATCACTGGATGAAGCAGAAAGACGGCTCAATGAATCTAATGAAGCACACTGGCAAGTTTGTTAAGCACAAGGGCGCTTCACTTGAAGCTAATTTTAAAGTACAAAAGGTTCATAAAAAATAATGGCACTTAAAAAATCTCAAAAGTCTTTAAAGAAATGGACAAAGCAAAAGTGGCGTACACCTTCTGGAAAACCTAGCGGTAAAACTGGCGAAGTATACGCGCCTGCTAAGGCTATAAAGAAACTCAAATCAACTGCGGCAGGCCGAAAGAAACTTGTGGCGGCTAATAAAAAGAAAAGAGAAGCTACAGCTAAAGGCAAACAACACGCTAAGCATGGACTACATAAAGGAAAGAAACGATGAAGAAAAAAGATTCAAGGCTAGAAAGAGCAGGAGTTAGTGGATACAATAAACCGAAACGTACCCCCAAGCACAGCAAGAAAAGCCATGTTGTCGTGGCAAAAGAAGGTGACAAAATCAAGACGATTAGGTTTGGAGAACAGGGGGCAAGCACCGCAGGAAAACCCAAGGCGGGTGAATCTGACCGCATGAAAAAGAAACGAGCCTCTTTCAAAGCTCGTCATGCTAAGAACATTAAGAAGGGTAAAATGTCTGCGGCCTATTGGGCTAACAAAGTTAAGTGGTAGTATGATTAAGGGCGCTGAGTTCATCCTCTAAAAAAGAATGAAGCGCCTCTAGTTTTGGTTTCGTAAGTTGTACAATGTTTCTCATAGTTAACAACTCGTCACCGCTAAAGACCTTATTTAAATCACCTTCAGGGATGCCGGACATTTCTGTCACGACAACCCCTTCACAGTTAATAAGAATTTTAAACCCTAAGACATTGGCTTCCTTGCCTTTCTTAAACGATTTCACAAGCACCGCCCACACACGCCAACTCTTGTGAGCCTGTTGTGTTATCTTCTTGTTCAAAGTTTTCAAGGTCATTCCAGTTAATNTCTTTTGGCATNGCTTTCACTAACTCCTTATATTGATTTGCGTCTATCTCTTCATAGGGGGCTTGCTGATATACGTGGTCGCTGTACGGCAACAAGCTAATCCCGCTACACAAATCAAAGTTTTCCCATATCCATTGAGATACCTGCAAGAACTCATCGTCTGTGTAGTAAACGGTTATGCTTGGTTTATGTTCGCACCAATGATTCTGATACGCTTTCCACAACGCTAACTGTTCCATAGCCCCTACTTGTTTAACTGTTGTACTAGTCTTAGGAGACTTTACAGGGAAACTAAACACAAGGGATGCAGGACTCATTACATCTTGTTCGACAGGGAATCCCGCTGTTGACATGTATTGCGCGAGGGGGTCTTTCGCATCTGAGCGTACTCGTCTAATGTAATGCTTAGAAAAACGAGGATGAATGCCACTGGCACTATCAACAAGCTGAGACACCGTGCCACTAGGCTTAACGCAAGTAATAGCCGCTGACTGACTGATTCCCAACTTCTTTGCCCAAGCTTTATTAGTTTTAACCGCAACACCCTTCATCTCCTCTAGCCATTCAGCAAGCTTGTCAGTAGACGAGCCTAGCACTTTATGATCCATGATCCCTGTAAGGCTCACACCCAACAAAGCCTCTTCTTCTGTATTACGTTGCCACACTTTACGCAAGTATCGGAAGTCTGTAAGCGTAGCCTGTAATGTTCCGATCATCGCGGCTACTTCTATTTTAGATTTCAAAGTCTCTAAAGTATCTTCAGACCTGACAACCACTTCCGATAAATTGCAAAACTGATTACTGCGTAATATGATTTCACTGCAAGGATTAGTACCAAAGTCCTGCTCAGCATCCCTACGTCCGTTCTTGCTTGCAACTTTCTGTGCCGCTATACGACTAAAGATTCCGCGCTCACCCGCCTTAGACTCATACATGTTCTGCATTTCAGACAGAAAGGACTCAAAGTCGGGCTTCTCTGTGTACGCTACGCTGTTGTTAGCGAGTCTACGGTGTCCCTCGTTTCTCCACCAATCTCCTGACTTAGCTTTAGCCATACGTGGATCGGATAGATTAGATAAACTTATCAGTGCTGAACGCCTTACACCGCCAACAACAACGATGTCTGCTATCTTACAGACAACATCGTGACACTCAATAGAGGTTAACTTACGGCCTGCGGCTTTTGAGAAAACACCAACACAAAAATTAAATAAATCTACTAGGGGTTCTGGGCCAGAGGCGCGTCCACCAAAGGTTTTAAGTCTTGCGCCTGCGGGACGGACGTTGTGCATATCCCACTTAGGAATCTTCCCTGCATACAGCATAGCAATCAACTCGCGGAACGCAGAAGCCCAACCTATCTTGCTATCACTAACGACAATAACGCTGTCAGTAGCATGGAATGTTTCTGCAATCTCAGGTAGTTTGTTTATGAAGTTGCGTTCAACACTAAACCCTACACCTGTGCCACACATAAGAACATACATCAACTCATCAAAGGATCGCGGTGAATCTATGTGCAGATAACTACAGTTAAACCCTGCAACATTATCTTTGTCGAGTGCTTCCCCCGCTGTCATCATGCATCTCATGCTAGGCATAACCTCTAGATTGTATATTGCATCGTATAATTTCTGTCCTTCAGCTACTGTAATCTGTTCACGATCTCTCCAAAACTGTACGTAGCGGTACACTGTTTCTGTCCATGTCTCTCTTCGATTATGTTCAGGTATCCAACGTGCGTAGCGTGACTTGTGTATAAATTCTTGGTACTGATCCATTAAGTGTTCTCCTTGGTGACGATTGTTGTTAGTTTATTTAAGTACCACGTAGCTTTATTTAAGTCCTCTACTTGCTTGCCTTTATAGTCGTAGCGCCAAAGGTATTTCATACAGTTGCCCTTGAGATACCCTTTGAAAGCTACGCTAGACATTGACTCTTCAATGGCTTCAATGCATTCAATGTTGCCAGTGTTGTAGTGCTTTGGATTGTTGACAACATCTTCACTTAGTGTATGTGCTTCTTTCATAGCCATATCAACGTAAGGCTTGTACGGCTCAAGTGCAGGATGTTCTTTAGCTACTCTATTCCAATCTGCGGGTGTTGCATCATTTAATCTTTTCATGTGCTATCTCTTCGTATAAGTTAATTTTAGGTTCTTTGCGCTTAGTATCTTTTAATTTAGAAGAAGAACTAATCTTCTTGAACTTCTTCTTTCTTAAAAACCTATCGCGCCTCTCGTCTTTTCTATTGAAGTCAGTCAAAACTCTCCCTCTTCTTGGGGTTAATCCAACTATCAGGGATGGTGTCTTCGCTAAACCACCTGAAGTTGTTAGCACTTGCCCACTCACCGTGGCTTCTTTTAGTGCCGTCTTTTCTACGTTTGGCTTGCGGCATTGGCGCACTTGGATTCGCAAACAGAAACACTAACTCTGTATCTTCGGGAAGTGTCTTACTAATCCAGATGTACTTGCTAAACTCTGCGTAGTCCCAGAACCTACCCTTAGCTTCAAGCAGAATCTTCTTGCCCTCAACCTCGCGAATAAAGTCTGGATGATAGTTATGCTCAACGGTGTAAGGAACTTTGTCGGTGTGAAAACTCCAACCATCAAGGATGCCTGAATGTAGTTCATACTCCCAGTTAGAGTCATAACCCTTAACTAAGTCTTTTTCTACTGGCCGCTTGACTCGTTGTTTGCGGTAGCCCTTCTTAATCTTATTCAATGGAGGATGGCCTCCCTGCGCTCTAACTCCGCATCTATTAGGAGCCGCAAGTCTTCTAGAAACTCGTTGTCTATATCTGTAATAGAGTTATCACTGTTGAATAAGAAACTTCCTGTAGCTATGATCATTTCTTCAATGTTCATTTTACTTCTCCTATTGTGATAGTTTCTATTACGCGGTGGGGGTTTGATTTAATAATCTTAGTTATCTTGTTACAGACCCACTTAGGATGATAGGCGTTAAGGTGCATAGTTCTTTGCGCCATGTAGTGAGTCTGCTCAGGCATAAAGTTTTTATAGTTATCAACAGTAACGCCCTGTCCTTCTTCTTCGCTGAGTAATGAGCGTAACCAATCAACTATAATAACGCCTGAGTGCTTCCTAATCCGCTTAGCTTTCTTGCCATTCATACTAGTAGTTCCTCTACTTTAGGTTCGACTACAACTTCTGTCAAGTATGCGAGTCCGTTTGAGTATTTAAAGGTACGTAAACCCTGTCCATCGTTAGCATCTTTGTAGCATTCGTGCTTGTACTTACACCAACTACAACCCTTTGGAAGTTTCATGTTGCCTTTCTTGCCATCAGGTATGGGAGTGTAACATAATTCTGGGGGTACGTCAAGCTCTAATGCAGGTAATAGCTGACTAATAGAGGTTTTAATGTTGGGCTTATCAAGATCGTCAGGCACGTACATACACAACTCACCGCTCTCTTTGTTCAACACCAAGAACCCGCCATTGTCAGTACCCTCTGCCGCCTCGTATCCCGCAAGCTGACCAAGGTATCCAAAGGGATCGTCTTGTGATAAGCGTCCGTCCTTGAACTTGTTAAACGCAAAGCGAGATGCGGTCTTAACATCCACCACTTCACCATTTATCTTACAGTCCATGTGGCCTACGATGCCTTTAACTTCAACTTCTTTTTGCTCGTCTGTTACTTTGTGGCCGGACATCCGCACAAGCATCAACACAATCTCTTCAAGCAAGTGGCCGTACAGGAACTTGATTTGCGTTGGCCCATCAATACCGCCACGCCCCGCAGGGTCACGCTTCTCATACCACAACTGACGCGATGGCTTTCCTACATTAGACATACGAACCGTGAAGTCTTTGTTACGCGCAGAAGGAACTGCCCAAGACATCAAAGCTTCTTTAATTCCAACAAGAGTGCTGTCAATATCTTCTTCTGTTAGCGGCAAAGGCTTACCGTCTGATAGTCCTTCAAGGTGTTTGTAGATGTCAGGTACTATAGTATTAAGACTCATTGGGCATATCCTTTATAATAGTTTTAATTTTATTTAAAGAGAGCTTGAACCATTCTCCTCTGTTATCGCATCCTATGGCTGTAAGTTTATTGTGTACTAATTTTTCTGTTTCTTTTCGATCAGCAAAAAACTCAGAGTACTCTAATTTAAAATCACGTAAAGGACTAGATGTTTGATAAGTTCTGCATCTGTCTTCTGCATCTACAGCCATCCCAACCTTGTACCAACCTTCCCATGCAGGGTTAGATACTACATAGATGTGACCTCGTTTTACTTTATCGTACTTGTTATAGACTGCCTGACCTATAGAGGCGGCTAGTCTTTTAAGTTTATTTTTTCTATTCTTAATTGTATCACAAGCGTTGCAAATATAGTTACACTTTTTAAGATTGGAAGCGTAAAAGTTTTCTTCTGTTAAAAGAACATTGCAATGATTACAGTTTTTAATGTGTTTCACTCCAGTTCTCCCCGACTTTATAGTCTCCGTCCAGTGGACAATTTAAATTAAACATACACCCTGCTTCTTTAATGGCGTTAACACCTAGCTTACCAACCTCTACTGCATCATCAAGGTGGCATTCTATCTGCCATTCATCGTGTACGTTAGCTACAAACTTAGCATCGTATCCGTGGTTCTTTATCTTCTGATCTAAAAGTATCAACGCTTTCTTCATTACTATTGCGCCTGCTCCCTGCAACAAAGTATTCAAGGCCGCATGTTCTGAGCGAACAGTCAAGCGTCTACCGTCTAGTGCTTTAACGAATCCGCTTGAAGCTTCTCTTTGTACTCTGTCTGTAAGCTTTTTAAATGATGGGAGATTATCAAAGAAGCGTTGTCTAAGTCCTTTCCCAACCGCTCTACCTCGTCCAACCACAGACCCAAGCTTTGCATCTCCGGCTCCGTATAGGAGGGCATAGATAAAAGTTTTCGCCTGACTTCTTGATTCAAGTTCAGCAAGGCGCTGATTAGCGGTGTGTATATCTCCGTTAAGTATTTCATTAGTATAGCCCTCATCGTTTAAGTAATGTGCAAGCATCCTGAGTTCTAAGCCTGAAGCATCAATCCCTACCAGACGATAGTCCTCTGGAACAGTCCAACAAGATCGGCAATCTTCGCCGAACGGTGACGAACTACTAGGAATCTGAGCCATGTTAGGATGTGAATGTGTCATACGCGATGTCACTGCACCGTTAGGATTGACGTACCCATGCACCCTGCCAGTGTCTTCGTTGAGTTCCTTGATCCAACTCTTAGTTTGAGCCAAGCGTTTCTGCAACATAAGATACTTAGCAATCAGCGCGGCCTGCGGTATGTTCCTAACCTTATTTAAAGTTGACTCATCTACAATGGGTTGACCTGTAGGTGTATGCTTCTGAGGCTTCCAACCAAAACGAATTAGGTACTCGCCAATCTGCTTGCGTGACCCTAAGTTAAAAGGCGTTTCAGTTTTACGTGCGATAGGCTTACAATCTATATCTAATGAAAGCTTCTCGTACTCCTCGTCTGTCAGTCTTGTACCCTTACCGTACTGATCGGTTGCTGTCTTAGCTACTGCACCTGTCGCTGTGAACTTAGGTGTCAGTATCTGAGTAGTGACTACAGGCCGAAACTCTTCGTGAACCTCCTGCTCTAGATCGTGTAGCTTGGTTTCAAACATAGCCACTAAACCCATAACTTTCTCAAGGTCTAAGACAAAGCCGTTGGTGCGTTGCTGATCAATGATCTTAGCTACTGCGTGTTCTATCTGCACTGATTGTGGCGTGAACCCACGGCTCTCAAGCTTCAAAGCCTCGTACACTTTAGTATTAAGCAACACATCGTTCTTGCAGTACTCTAACATCTCTGGAGTATACTGCTCCCATGCATCTTCTTGATCACCAAAGTCTCCTTTCTTAAAACCTAGACGATAGCCCCAACCTTCAAGTCCGTGGTTGCCTTCGCGTGTTGGCTTGAAGAGTCGTGATAGCACTAAGGTATCTACAATCTTCTTGTCAAACAAATCAATTCCGGCAACCTTTTTAATTGCAGGGATGTCATAGCCTATCAGGTTGTGGCCGATCAGTTTAGTTGCAGAGCGCAGTAGTCCGTAGCCTTGCTCTAGTTGCGTGTTGTCAAACGTAAACACATCCTTTGTATCAACGTCTTGTGCCACGATACAATGTATCTTCGTGGGGTCTAAGCCGTCTGCTTCTATATCAAATACTAAGTTACTCATATATTTCACCTGATCTGTTAGCGTAGTAATCTTTTAGATTCTGTTCTTTCTTTTTATCTTTCCACACATTACTTGGACTTCGAGAATCTTCAAGCATTTCCTCATAGTATTGTTGAAGAACATCGTGCTGTATTGCGAAACACATTCCTTTTTTTGTGTAGTGCGCCCAATCAAGAATGCCCACAGGTCTAAAGCTTGTTTTAGTTTTAGCTATTACAAAACCGTTAAAGATTCTACCTTTAGGAGTATGAGTTGACTCATATATTAAGTCGGGAGCTATTTTACGTAGTTGTCTAAGCACACTATCAAATGCGTAAGTGCCAGTAGGGAACTTTTTCATATTATATCTCCGTCAAACTGAGCCGCGTCATAATCATCTAACTCTCGTAGCCGCCCTGTCGCGCCATCATACAACAGGTTAGTAGCAACGCCAACATCTCCAGTGTACCTAGACTTCAGCACCCTAACCTTGGTGGTCGATGCCTCTATCTCATCGTCTGATTGTTGGTTGCGTTCAAGGCTGATAACACAATCACTTAACTGAGCAATACTCTGGCTACCTCTAAGGTGATTAAGCCCTGTCTCTATGCCGTTCTCGTGGCCCCTGTTGCCGTCTACTCTACGCAAATGTGACACTAGTATCATACCACAGCCTGTCTCCTCTACCATAGTCCTGAGTCGATGCATGATCTGGTCGATAGCTTTACGCTCGTCATTCTCAAGTGTAGACAATACAAGCATGTGGAGGTGGTCAACTACAATCCATTTACAATCTAGACCTATGATCATATAGCGTAGCTTACTAAAGATGTCTTCAAGGTTATTGACTCCGTGGTGTGCGTGAATCCAAACGCGCCCCTCGTTCTCGCCCATAAACACTTTCTTAAAGCACTCGTCTAGTTGTTCATCAGTGTACTGAGACTTAACGCTGTCAAGGTGTAGCTTAGCGTTAGCCTCGACTGCCATGATACCTTCGGCAGTGCGTGACCAGTTCTCCTCAAGAGCCACAACGCCTACATTATCTTCGGTGTTTTCAATCAACCAGTGTTCGATCTCACGAGTGACAGATGATTTACCTAAGCCTGTTCCGCCTGTAAGTGTGACTAACTCACCCGCCCTAAGACCTTCTAGCTTTTTATTTAAGCCGCGCCAAGGATACGGTATAGCTGTTTTCTTTTCTGTCCGTAGCTTTTGATAGGCTTCAAACTGATCAGATAAATTTAATACACCAGAAGGCGTATAGACTTTAGATTCCCAGAAAGCACTGACGTATGCCGCGTGTCTACCTTGGCGTAACATATCGTTAGCATCTTTGTAGTCTACAGGGAGTGTCATGATCTTAGCTTTCTTAGGTGTTAAAAGCTTAGCAATTTCTCTTGCCGCTTCTTCTCCGACTTTATCATTGTCAAAGTTTATAACAACAGAATCAAAAGACTCAAGATACTCAAGGCTTTTCTTAACATCAGCAACGCCTCCTTGCGCCCCTGATTTAATAGAAACGACAGGCCACTTAGAACCCATAAGTTCGTAAGCGGCCATCGCATCACATTCGCCTTCTGTTAAAGTTATAAACTTACCGCCTGCTTTAAACAGGTTCTCTCCAAACAACCCCACTTCCTTGGCGCTTCCTGTCCAAGAGAAATGTTTATTTTGTCTACGAACTTTAGTTCCTGCGAATTCATGTCCGTTAAAATAAGGGTAGTAGTGCTTATCTATCTTGCCATCTTTTGTAGTTGATTTAACTCCGTACTTCTTAGCTGTAGCTAAGCTTATCTTGCGGTCAGTCAATTCATTAAAGGTAGCAGTGTAACTTGATACTTGGTTTGAACTCTGTTCCATCTTGCTATTCCTTTGATACACTTCAAAGTCCGTTACGGTATCTGGTTGGTGTACTTCCGATGTACTATAGTTTTTAAAATACTTAGAGCAAACAAAGCACCAAGCAGAACCATCGTCATTAATACTGGCCCCATCACTGGAGCCGCATTCTAAACAAGGTTGATGTAATTTAACAAAAGGCATACGCCTTACTCCTCGTTGGTTTCCTCGTTAGAGTTTTCAATGATTGCATCATCTACTAGATGCTCGTCCATGCTACCAGTGAGAGTCATGATAGATGCTCGGGCTAGTGTTACGTTCAACTCTGCTTCGCGTAGCTTGCCTTGTGCGCTCACTAAGACTCCGAATACTGACTGTCCTTCGGGTGATAACTGGCCTACGTCATATGTAACATCGTCTTTGATGTAGGTGTACTGCGGTGCGTCACTCATAATTCATCCTCCATGTTAGTTTCAAGTGAGTCAAACTCTGAGCCATCAGGTGATCCAACCTCAATAAGATTAATAACCTGCATAGCTTGAAAGTCTAACCCTTTAAAGGTCTTACCTTTCCAATCTGATTCCCATTCTTTATATTGAACTTTAACTTCGGAACCATTGCCTACTCTGGCATCTAAAGTATTTTTGTATGCATCCACTAGTCGCGGAGCAGGACGAATCATACCATTAGGGCCATTCACTTTACGTTTAATTACAACTGCGGGGCCTTCATCCATCTGCTTAATATTGAACCCGCGTGATTGAAAATCTTCAGCAGTCTCATCATCGACAACTAAATTAACCGAATATACTGGTTCAAAAGTTGTGTTAGGTGTAGTTGCTGATACCCAATAAGCTGTACCTTGTAATATTGCCATGTTGCTTTTCCTCTTTGGTGGTGGTTAAAATTGAGGGTCGAGTATAACATACTGTTCCCTCGTGTCAAGTTTTTATTTGTTTATTTCACTCTCTTTTTTTAGTTCGTCAATCATTAGTTCAGAAACATACAGCAGTTTAATGCCATAAAATAAAGAGAGTATTGTCACAATTACTAGTATCGTATTCATTTTATTATCCTCTTAAAACTAAAATAGAATTTGAAATAACAAGCAGTACAGACAAGACCACTAAAGTTCTTATGGTTTTAATGTATCTTGTTTCAAACTTACTTTTCATTTCAATCTGTTCTTGTTCCACCCACACTGCCGCCTTTCGCAGTACGTTTGAAAACCCTATCTTCACTGTAGCTTTGTTCATTTGTTTTCTCCTGTTTAAATATCCTGTCAAAATTACTGTCGTACTGTTCCTTGTTTACTTTCCGTTGGCGATCTCCTTTGCCGCCATGCGTTGCATCACTCATCACTTCTCTCCTTGTACTGTTTGCGCTCCCACGCTTTTTGCTTGTCATATACTATAAGAAATGCACCGTGTAAAGATATGAGTGTTATTATAACTACAAGTCCTCCAACCATAAAATCTATAATGCTCATGATTAATCCTCCTGCCACACCTTGCCGAATGTTACTATCATGAAGGGCGCAAGAAACACAACGCCCTCAAATGATGCCGCACTTATTGAACCTGTCATTGTATTACTAATCCACACTGGCTTACTGTCTGCGAACTCTAAGTCAATACCTACACCGTTGCGTAGATTAAAACTCAAGTAGTACTCTCCGAAATTAGCTGTCATAGTTTATGCTCCTGTACAATATGGTTTAATGTATTCGCCAACAGTTAAGTCAGACGAGGTGATATGATTTATTACTACTCCCCATTCTTGAAGAGTCCAGAGAGCCTTGTCACCGCATACTAAATCTAATACAGCATTCTCTAAGGCGTGGTCATTCTTTTCAAAAATGTAGCGCACCTTGAGATGCGCTTTGGATTGTAAATTGAATGGGGCGTTGGCTAGTTTCATGCCGCTAACCTCAGTACAGGCTCAGACTTGATAGCCTTTCGGATTACTTGCTGTCGATCATTCTGGATTGATGCTATGTTGCGCTCACTGGACTGTCGAACCGCGCCAAAGTGTGTTGACCAATCGGTCATAGCGTTATACACAGCCCACCAATTAGCACCTAAACGGTTTTTGTATATTGAATCATACATTCGCCAGATATAATTTAGATTTTCATTGCGTCTTGGTAGACTATTTAAAAGATCAGAAGGTG